TGTTTCTGATTGCAGAGATAATAGCGTTTTTAATAAAAACATGCCAGGTTGAATCCATTATTGAGGCTTTGAATAATTCTGTCTCATTTTCATTCATATCCACCGCTTTCCCGTTGAATATCTTTTTGGCAATTTCATGCATTTCAATTGTGTTTGTGCACACATACACGGCATTTCCGACAAGTTGATGAATGCCTTTATTTTGATTCTCTTCCAGCAATTGGATATAATTATTACCTAACAAATCAATTGCTGATACATCTTTTACGTCAAAACTATATTTCATTTTAGGTGTTATTGGTTAGAAGTGAGTGTTTGGGTAATTTCTTCGCGAAATTCGGTAATCAGTGGCATTACCAATGTCAGAAAACTGGTATCGATATTGGATCCGTTAATATTCTCAAAATCCTGTTCCTTCGTGTTGTAATTGATGGTTACGTTCATATACCTCCGATTAGCATTTTTTTGTACATACCCTTGTAGTGTAGCTGAAACAATTTCGGGCTCCCTTTCTTTAGTAAATTCTGCTCCTAAAGAAACATTGATACCTTGTACCGTTTCTTCAGCTTTGGCTGTAATAGAATAATTAATTTCCATGTTTTTATAATTTATCTGTAATACAATTGTCCTGTTGATCTATCTATGCATAAGTAATAATTACTTTTACCATTAACGTTTTGAACATTTTTAAAATATACAGCACCGTTAAATGTAGATTTTCCATTTACCTCAACATCTCCGTTAAATATCGATACTCCCTCTTCAACTATTAAAGCCGCAGTTGGAGCCATCTTTTTACTGTCATCAACATAGTCTATGGCTCTTAATTTTAATGCTGTTATTTTTGATAAAGTTGCATAACCGGAAGTATTTTTGGCTATTATCTCTAATCCGATTATTTCTGCGTTAGTTCCTGTTGCTGTTATTATTCCGGCTTGTAACGCACCTGTTGAAGGGGCAAGTACGCCGGATCCTGATGCATATACAGAAAAACCATTTTTAGCATAACAAGAGCCTATTTTTGAACTCGCATTGAAATCAGATGATCTCAATCCATTATTGCTTAATTTCAGTCCGGCAATTTCTCCTTCTGTCGCTGTAATTTTTCCTGTAAACTGTCCGTTAACTGCAATAAGTTTTCCATCTGTTGTAATCCGAATATTCCCGTTTGCACTGATAGCTCCATTCAGATTAATATTTTTGGCTTTGATGGTTGTGTTTGTTGCATCCTGATTAATATAGGAAATCAGCTCATTCCCGTTCTCCAGCTTCTTACTTGCATAAAGTGTATTTCCTTGCGAAGTAGTAATATATCCAGCCTTCTCAACCGTCTGTAATCTCGTGTTAAGACTGCTTACCGTACCGGATATGGAGTTATAGGACGTTTGCAGATTTCCTATAGATTGATTCAGGTCCTGATTATTCTTGTCATAATCCGTTTTGGTTACCCTTAGATTAATACTATCCTTTAATTGTGTTATCTGAGAATCAAATTCCGTCTTCATTACATTCGTAAGAACAGGCCCGATTACCGAACTCTGTGGATCTACATGTTGTCCACCATATACCGTGTATCTGCTATTATGTTCAATTGGTACACAGTTATTCGTAATCCTGAATCTATATTTCCCTCCTCCGCGAAGTAAGATATATTCTTCATTGTTGTTCGTCAATTGTCCTATTGACCCGAATGGAATCTTCAATCCATTCGGAGAAGATGGATCTAGTTCAGTCCATCCCCATTGGGAAGATTCTATTACCCTCTGGACAGTAATAGAACCCCATCCGCTTCCGTTTACAGTCCACGCGCATAACATTGAGTATCCGCCACTTTCATGAGTTCCCCATGACACATTGACATAATCCAACGGGGTATCGACTTGTATTCTTGTCTTTATTGTAATATCAATTTTAATCGTCACCGGATAATACATATCCCGATTCCACTTTTCTGCTGTAAGATCAATCCATGTTTCACGATATGATTTAAGAGTTGCATATTCATTTGCAGTATCAATTGCCTCTTGTTTGGCTTCTTCCACTCTCTCAGAAACTTCGTTAACCCTTAAACTTATTTCTCCGTTTTCGGCTTTAATTTCGGTCAGGGTTTTCGTTATCGTTTTTATTTCTGCTTGCTGCTCGGAGAAAGAAGGAGTCCAAACAGGGGCGGGCAGGAAACCTTCGACTAGCATCACTTCGGTGAATTTTACAGAGTTACCAGAAGTTGAACCATAAACACCAGCATAACACAATAAAGAGGCATCCTGTTCTTCGAAATCATTTTTAGTTATCAGAATTCCGCCATTTTTATCAAAATTTTTGATACTTAAAGATAAAGGTTCCAACGAAGCTTCGTTGAAAAGCCGGAAAGAATATGTCGTCGGATTCCCATTTAAATTTTCTATATTTTTAGCCTGTACATAATATATCGTGTTGGGTTTTATCCGTGCAGGTAATGCTTTATAAGCTGAATTATCTCCTGTTGCTGCCGTGACAGTAAACTCCTTCGTACCATCCGCCAGATTCACATTATTTGCTCCGACCTGGTCTTCTTCTGCAACGGGGAAGCCTTGCAAGGGTTTATTGCCTTCGATTAGGGAGATATTGTAGATTAGTGTATTGGCTTTACTGCTTCCGTATGACGCAGATATTTTCTGCACTGTTTTCCCGGCTTTCGTAATTAATCTGGCGATTGTTTTTGTGATTATTGTTCCTGTTAATCCATGCCATTCTGCCGTTCCATCAGTGTAAAATATCCTGAAAGCAAGTCCATCGTAATTTTGTACTGCTGCAAGTTTCCATTCAACAGATAATACATACTGTGTATCGGGTTTGAATTGCAAATCAAATACCGGATTAGCAATTTCATTGCTGCCCGCCCAATTTTTATGCAGTAGTACTTCATTTATCCTGAGATACACCCCGTCTGCATCCTGCCCCCAGACCGCAATATTCTTGTTCTTCTCATTCCACTTCAACATCATTTTTTTGGATATAAGGTTCTGGGAACCGATCTGTAACGCATCCAATCTCGTCTGCGCCTCGTTTATTGCGTTCTGCTCCGCCTCTGTTACAATACCGTCTGCGTAAGCATTAGCCCTTGTTTCTGCCAAGTCTGCCTTAGCCTGCGCTATATCTGTGGCTATCTGCTTCTGATCGTTTATGGAGGGAGTCCACAATAGCGAAGTTTTATTGCCTAATACTAGTTTTACCCACTCTATTTCAGATTCTTCATTAATTTCATTGTTAGGAATTGGATATATCCGAATAAATGTATTATCAACAGCAGGCGTCCCTAACGTCCATTTAAAAGTTTTCAAAGCAATATAATCTGTATCGGGACCACCAGGATAAAAACTAGCCAATACAACATTCCCTCCAGAATTGTAAACACCCCAGCTTGTTTTATTCGCCCCTAATTTGCCTTTAATAACAATTGTACATTCTTCTCCTTGTTTGGGTTTATAGTCTCCTAAGTAAATTGTCGCTATTGGATAGCCAGTATTCTTCCATCCCTTGTTACTATTGTCAAGGAGATTGGTTTCTCCTACCTGTAGGTTATCTAGATTATTCTGTATGTTTCCGATGGACTCTTCTGCATCTTCCCCTGTTTCGAATGTAAATTTACCTGTAAACCGATTCTGGTCAGGGGAAATGATAATTTTTGCTTTACCCTCCAGGGAAAAGGTATTTATCCCTTTATACTGAATAAAGGAAGGTGATCCTTCACCATATACAGAAATTATGATCGCATTTTGTCTGGTGGAAACGGTTTTATTTCCGATCGTAACCATGGAATCGCCGATTGCAGGGATATCACTATCTGTATCACAATCTGATTTAGAGAGGTCAATGTAATCATCTCCGGTTGCTATACATCTCCGCCAATAATACCGGTTACTGATATTTTCGTAAGTTCCTGATTTTATATTCGATTCCCGGCATTGCACAAAATCATCGGTGCGGAACAGATTTTCCACAGCTTTTTCTCCGTCATCGGCAGTAAAATAACAACGGTAAAAGCCTTCTTTATCTTCAACCATGGTACAGGTTGCACCTGCCGGAGAGAAAATATAATTTCCTCCGGCATAAGTCAGTTTTCTGATCTCGAGTGCTGCAAATACTGCTTTATAACGTGCGAATATCTTATCTATTTCCAGATAGGATTTGCCGCTACTATCGCGCCTTATAAGGTTCATCCCTTCCCCTAAAGGGCCTGAAACAAAATTATCGGATATTATTTCATCAGTTGTTATTTTATCCGCTGTTACTTGTTTGAATTGTACGCTGTCTGTCTTCCTGACGGGTTGATCCAAAAGTTCAGACATTTGTTTGTCATTCCATTTTTCAGAATTACCTGCTTTATCGGCATAGCCGGAACTGATTTTTTTATCCAGAAATTTCAGGTAAAGTTCATCGCGTACTAATTCTTCTTTCTTCCAATAATCAGTCAGGTCGATATTATCCAGAGTGGCATCGATGGAAGCACTGATTGCTGCCTGAATAATTGCTGCTATGGAAATTCGCCGCCATTGGTTTTCAAAAGAGAATTGTGCCGGTAATACCAGATCATCGGCAATGGCGGCGATCGGAAACTCAGATAATCGCGGGGCTAAAAAAAAAAGTTCATCACCGGCCGGAAATTCGAGTAATTCGGGGAGCATCTCCTGATTCCGGGTGACAAAATCATATTTACTCTGTAAAGAATAACGGAACTCGAATGTATAACTGTTCAGTTCTGTCAGCCTGAACGTGTTTTCTGACTCTTCAATATAGATCTTCCGGAAAGAGTCAGTGACATGATACCTTTGACAGGATAGAAAGAAGCCCCGAAGCCAACGAATATATTCGAAAGTGGGAATATACCCTGTATTCTGTTCGTAGATTACAGAAAAATCTATGTCTGAATCTGATGATTCGTCGTTTATCGTAGTGATATTACCGTTAGTTTCCAATTTTTCTGAGAAAAGTCCGGTAAAACAAACGGAATCCAATCCTCCGAGCGTATTTTCGAAGACATAAATTTGTGAATTATCTTTTGGGTGGGTTAATATATACCGTTGGATGTAGGTCAGACGGTTACCTGCTGTATTTTCGATCCACGCATCATAATAGCCGACCTGTTTTTCGAATTTGCCGTTGACTTTCAGAAAGCTCAGATCAATGGTATATAACTTTCCGGTTTCCATGTCGGCTATATATTTTTCTTCATTAGTGCCGTCGGCAAAATAAGCCCGGAGTTTTAAGCGGCACTGTTCCTGTGTGTAATAGTTTAAAAATTCAGGTTGCCAGGTGAGAGTTTGTTTTTGCTGGGGCTGAAGGGTTAGAAATTGCGATTTCAGGAAAACAGTTGAAACTTCGGCGGCATCACCTATACCTCCTTTGATTACTCTGAAAGATACAGTTGTGTCTCCGATATGTGCATTAAAATCCAGTACTCCCCTTGTTTGTACAAAAACATCGGTATCCGGCAGGCAGATAGTAAATTGTTGTTCAATAACTTTTTTACAAGGTATTATGATTTTGTTGTTGTAAGCGGTATAAGTTTCAGCGATCAGGATTGTACTACCTGAATAAAGGGAGAAAGAAAGCTCTGATTCTCCTGTTATGATAAAATCTTTCAGATTGCCGCAGAAACTCAGGGAGTCGGGTTGTTGTACAATAGTCATGGCTTTATTTTTACTTAAAAATAATGACTGGTTTTACGGATATAAAGGACAATCAGGCCGGATAACACCTGATCAGGTATTCGGTGATATAATCCTGGTTTAATTTGATTTCCTGTTCATAGCATCTGAATCTTTTGTTATTTATCAGTAAGATCTTTGAGAAAAGTTGTTGGGGATTACTCAGGTATGTCAGTTTGTTTTCCAGTTGAAACTCCATTTCTGAACAGATCTGCAACATTATTTCTACCCAGTTCCGGAGATATTTGTCGTATAGATTTCCGTCGCCCCAATACAGGAGCGACATATTGTTTTTTCCGGAAGATATCGGTTCGGGAGTAGCAATGGGGTAGGGGTAGTAAGTATTGCCGGTTGTTGCCGAATCGGGATCATATTTAATATAACCACGGTAGATGGCGAAGCGGAGTTCTTCCCTTATATTTTTTAAATATGCCTGATCGTTGTCGTAATCGGCGGCAACAGCCATGTGATGTATATAACCTAAAGTGATATTGGTACTGCTCCAGCCTACCGGAGCGGAAATGCATTCTATTTTTTCGGCATTTTCTTCATTACCTGTTATACGGTTCAGATCATCGTTTTCATAGTACTTTTCAAGATATTTGTCAGGAATTTCTTTGTCAGTAAAAACAAATCCCTGGTGTTGATCTTCTTTGTCCAGGATATGTTTCTGCCAGCTGTCGCTGACTGTAACTTCATTATAAGCGTCTGAATAATCTAAGGAAAGTATGGAAATACTTTTAGAACTTTCTTCCACAAAAAAGCGGCATCCGAATTTGTTTTCAATTTCGAGTATCAGATCGGATGTTTTGATATCCGGTACCCGGTCGGCATACCTGAAATTGGGCCGAAGGTTGAGCGGATTCATCGCATTGTTGCGGCAAACGACAATTATATCCTTGAATTGGCTGTCCCGGATAAGATCGTTTCGTTCGACCGTGTACCCTAAGGCAGTGGCAATTTTTTCAATCAGGCTATTAAGCCGGATGAAAGGAGCGAACAGGCATTTGCTGTTTTCACTGGCCTGGGTTTTAAATGCAGAATTTGTATCGGTTGCCGGTGTCAGATAATTGTAAAAAGGCATCCATAGGTTAAGATATATGTTATTGACATACGGATCGTACAGCGGGCATACGATGTAATCTTTTCCGCCGTGCAGACTCTCTGTAAAGGCTGTCATCATTGCCTGCAGGTCTGTGAAATTTTCCCCTCCCAGATCGAGGCTGGTAAGCTTTGCATTGCATTTTTCCCAGAAAGAGGTCTGGCTTTCGGTCAGGAACACTTCTATTTCGTCTCGTGTAAAGTCGGTCATGATGCATTTACCACGCAGGAGGCAATAAGGACCGAAAAAAATGGCGGCCACATATTCTGTGGGCTGTATTTTCTCTGATATCCGTCCGGGATATCCGAATATATGGCGGTTGGCATTCAGGTTCAGGGTAATGGGATAGGTGGCGTCGTTATCCCGGTCTTCGAAGAAATAGTTGTGTAATTTCAGACAGACTTCCGTGTCGGCAGGCAAAGCGGCTTCCTTCCCGTCGATAATGATTTTCAGGCTCATGATCTTGTTGATATCTGACGTTCGTATTTTGTTGCTTTTTTCATTTTCTCATCAATTCCCCCCTTGCCATACCAGGGGATTTCTATTTTCTTTTCTTTGAGTACTTTCATCATTTCCAGATTTTCTTTTAGTAATTGTTTGAAATTAGGATCGGATGCTGCAGAGACAATGTATTCATCTGATTTTTTGTCCGGTGTAACCGGATAATTCCCGTTTGAAAATTGGGGTGTCCGTCCTTGGGATATGGCCATTATACTTTGATAAATTTGCGGATAGTCGAAAACCAGTTTTCGGGTAGTTGTACCATCGACAACCATTTCCGGTTCCTTTTCACTGAATAATCCCAGAGTTGGTTTCTGATAAATACCGGTTTTCAGATTATCGCCTGTATAGTCGGCTTGGTAAGTATGACCATCGTTTTCACCGATAACGGGATACTTTCCCCGGGCATATTGAGCGGCTGTGATTGTCGCAATCTGGACTGCTCCCAAAGCGCTTAATATTGCAGACATAGGTATTGCTGCAGGAAACCCTGGAGATACCCATAGACGAACTAAGCCGGAAGCTAGATTCATTGTGGTTTGGAATAAAGCCATCCGCTTTTCCCGTGCTGCTTGTTTTTGTGCGATTTCCTCTTCTTTTGCATCGAGATCTGCATCCAGTTGGGCAGTTCGCGCATTATATTGTTCCTGGGAGATTTGTCCGGATTCAAGTTGCCTGTCCAAAGCAGCTTTTTTCTTTTTCGTATTTTTTTCATATTCTTTCAGTTCCTTTTTTTCTTGTGCTGACCTGAGCTGACTATATGCACTCCAGGCAGATGATAGTACAGTGACTGCATTTTGTAAATCTTCGATTCCCAGTTTTCCGTCTTCAAGGTGTTGAAAGAAATCTTCCCATTGGCTGGACGACATCCCTAATATATCGACATCTGTATTGGGGGAGGTATCAGGTTTCCCGGCAGAGGTTGTGCTGAGCTTAATTTCTGATGCTTTTAGCTGTACCTCCGTTAATTTCTCTAATAAAGCTTGTTTCTCATCATCTGTAAGAATCTGTTCCCCGAGATTTAATTCGTCTGTGTCAATGCCCATGAAGATATCGTTGATGAGATCGACCATCTCTCCGGCTTGTCTGGCCGTTAAATCCAGGGTCTCTTTGGCCTGTTGCTTCTGTATTTTTTCCAGTTCTCCGGCATTCGCCGGGGTGTAAAGCTCTTCATTGTGCCGGATCTGCATTTGTGACAACTCAATCTTATTGGCTGTCTCTGCATTTTTTATTCTGGTATTGATTTGTTGCAGATAGTTACTATTTCTTTTCTTTCTGGCATCGTCTTCTATATTTTGCAGGTTAATTTCGTGTTGGCGTTGCAGGATTTCCAGTACCGTAAATTCGTCTTTTGTCATTTTTTCTTTGTCCTTACCATAGATTCCGGCTTTCCGGAGACGTTCAGCGTAAGCTTCTTCTTCTTTCCGGAGGGAAGAATCGTTTTCTGCCAGAACGGATCTGATATAACCGGCCGTACGACTGTTTTCTTCTTTATCTTGTTTTTCGCGGATACTGATTTGTTTATCGGCGATTTTTTGTTGTAATTCCAGACGTTTTTCTTCGGTTCCTTCAAAGGTTTTCAGGCGATATTGTAAGTGGGCTAATTCAAGGTTATCCAGTTTCTTCTCATATTCTTCCTGAGTCAGTTTCCTGGCTGCATAGTTTTGTTTCAAATTGATGATTTGCTCGTCGTAATCCGGAACAGAAGATTTTTCGGGTGTATGGGTGGGTGAATTATTTACTTTATTGTCAGTTGTTTTTTCCGTAGATTCCGGAACCGGAGAGGTAACGGAAAAAA